TTGTATTTCAGGTTTGTAGAAGTTTTATTCTTTCACCTACAGATCTGGGATATTGAATCTTTTTTTAGAGGGTTGGGTGGTGTTGTCGTGAGAAGTACAATATTTCTAAAGTATTTAACATTCTTTATTTGCATTTCTTTATTGACAGCATGTAGCAAATCGCGTGCCGTACTTTGGCACGGGGTACATGCAACACCATCTATGGTTGCAGTGCAAAGGGAAGTTGAGGGTAGACCAATTCTTCCTAAAACTGTTGTTCCAGTATATGTTGCAACAAGTCGTATGATGCAAAACAACTATTCTCAGCCTTATGGAGCAGAGCGATCAAATAAAGTGCATTATAATCGCGTTGATGTGGGAATTCCTCAACAACATGTGAAGGGTGCAGTTGAAATAAATGCTTATAAACCTACCCATGACAAATATTTTGCAGCAGTAGCCTTGCAAAAATATGATAATAAAGAACAATTTAAGCAGCAACTAAATGCTGCTTTAGCAAAAAAGCCAAAAGGAAAAAGAGAGATTTTTCTTTTTATTCATGGCTATAACAACAATTTTGCAGATGGCACATTTCGTACAGCTCAGTTTACATACGACTATTCTTTAGATGTTGTTGCTGTGCACTATTCTTGGCCCTCCGCTGGATCAGTCCCTCTTTATATTTATGATCGTGATAGCGCTAATTTTGCGCGTGACGGACTCATAGAGCTTTTGAAACTCGTTAGTGAAACCCATGCTGATCAGATTTCCGTTATTGCTCATTCTATGGGTAATTTTGTTATAATGGAAGCATTTAGAACTTTAGCATTACAGGGGAACTATAAACCTATTCGTCGTATTACAAGTTTCTTAATGGCGGCGCCGGACATTGATGTCGATGTTTTTGAACGACAACTTAATGATATTAAAAAGTTGCCTCGACCAACAGCTATTTTGGTGTCTCGTGCGGATAAAGCACTTGCTGTCTCGGGGCGCCTTACGGGAGGACATCATCGTGTGGGAGATGGTTCTGATATTGAAATGTTGCGTAAAAATGGAATAACTGTCCTTGATTTCTCTACTGTTGATGGCGGAGCACATAATGTCTTTGCATCTTCACCAACGTTGATGGCTCTTTCTCGAGAAGGGTCTTTGGCTTCCACAATTATGCAGGGTACAGAATTATCACCTAGTCAAGCGCTTCTTGCTGATAGTAGTACTGTGTTGGAAAAAACAACTCATCTTATTCTTTATACACCTGTACGTTTTTTAACCCCATTGGCTCCACATTAATGGAAATAAAAGCTAAAACTTTCCATAAAATATAAATGAATGACAACGCATGTTTTTTAGCACTTTCTTTAGAATAGTTTTGTAAAATAAAAAAATAGCGGAATGAATGTAAACAATTATGAGGTGCGTTCATAATGGTTGCACGAAAGCGCTCTGTCGATACATCTACATTAGTTGATTATTTATCTCATTCCGCAATTAAGTTATTAGACATTCATACTATGCTTTTGAAGGCGAAAGAAGGTAATATGGGGGAAAAGCCAAATTTATTGCGTCAAATTGATTCCACAAAAAAACAACTGGATGAGATAAGCCATGCTCTTGTTTTAGAATACCGTAAACGCCAAGAAAATGAGCGCTTCTTAAAACAAGTTCTGCTATCAATTTCCGAACAACTGTTATCGCTTAATAATGGTTTTAAAGAAACGGGACGCCTTTTCTTCCAAGAAATGAGAATACTTCAGTCTCAGATGCAATGTTTCTATGAAGGGATGGAAAGGCAACACTTATTAGATAGTCAAGAATCTTGTTATTCTCCATCAAAAATTGATGAAGTCATTAAACAGTTACAAAAAGCACGTGAAAAGCTTATTGTTGAAAGCCCACATCTCTTTGAAAAAGAATATTAAAGTTAAAGATAAAAGATTCTTTCGACAAGGCACGTCTGTAAAAATATTTTTAACTTTATAGAAAGCAGAGTGATTCAAACACTCTAGCTATTTAAAGAAAAAACGCTGATATCTGCCATGATATTGCTTTCTACTTATTTAATTGTAAATTTATAGGCATATTTGGAGATCATTGAATAGCTATTTTGCAACAAGATTTAGAATCATTCAACTAGTTATTAGAAATGAATAGCTAAGTGAAAAGAGGAGAAAATATTTCTGTTGTAGAGAAAAATAAAAGAACCCCATTCCCTCACTTTTATCCACGAATCCCTCACTTTAAAAAATGCATGTAAAATCAGTAAGTTACATGTATCTTAAAAGCATATGGTGGGCGATGAGAGTTAAATAATTTTCAATAAAAATAAATGAGTTATTACGATATGAGGGAAACTTATCATTATTGATTCCATTAATGCTTTTTAATGTGTTCTCCCTCATTTTTTTGGAGCTTTTTTATCGCTTCTATAGCTAGCCTTTTGCGATCTGCACTCTTTGTATAAAGAGATGCCATGTTGTCATCTGTCCATCCAAAAATTGCTTTGAGTTGTGAGACTGTTGCACCGGAGTTAGCGGCGCGTGTTGCTGCTAATTTTCTTAAGCCATGCGCTGATTTTTTGATTCCCGCCGCATTACACGCTTCGCGAAATAAGTTTCCAAAACTTTCTTTAACGAGCTTATTTCCGTTTTTACCGCAAATGAATGTTTCATTTCCAATAGGACCAATTTTAATGGTTTCTGCTAATTCAGGCAAAATGGGTAGAAAAACATCTGTTTGGAATTTACTTTTTTCTGTCTTAAGATGAATGATATTTTCTTTTACATCTTTCCAACCAATGCGAACAGCATCACCACGACGCAAACCCGTGTAAAGAAGGACATCAATCCAAACACGTTCATGCGTTCCTAAAGCCCATTTTTGATAATATTTCTCAACATCTTCTTCTGTCCAAACAGAAAATCCATCTTTGTTGTTCAAAGCTGGTCTTCTTACTCCTGCTGTTGGATTGTTTTCTAAAAACCCTTGATCAATCGCCCAATTAAAAAGGCCATTAAGTGCTTTTAGAAAATTTCTAGCCATAGCTGGTGTTTCTTTACGCCGTTCAACACCAGCTATGATATGTTTTTTTTCGATTGCTTGGTACGAAATGTTTCCTATGGTATCACATACCTTCATAAGGATGAGTTCTTTTTGTTTCTTTGTAGCTTTAGCAAGGCTATGCCAATGAACGCTGTTAAAATACTGTTTGAGTAGCCATGCAAACGAACCTTCAACAAGTTTACCTACTTTAGGTTTAAGAGGGATGATGCCTTGTAATTCGGCAAGTGCACTTTTGTAGTTGTCAACAAACTCTTGTGTTCCATAAGTTCCGCGTATTCTAATGCGTTTCCCATGACCAATACGCACATACCATACAATTTTGCCATATTGGGTAATTTGTTTAACAAGGTGAGGGGGGCGTGGTTTAGGCATGGCAATTTCACATCTTAGATAGCGCGTCTTCGTAGTATTCATTCTTTGACAAATCGAATAATTTGTCTGGATGCGCGGCTGCGGTTGGTATTGGTATATCGGATTTAAGATAGATGAGGAGTTCACCTGTAGGTTTGATTTCTATTAATTCACACCCTTGTTTTTTTGCTTCTCTTAAAGCGCGTGCAATAGCTGGTTGTGTTATGGTAGCGGGGCGTGGCGCCATGTCTGTTCTCCCTTCATTAGATGCAATTTGCCCGTGGCGTGAAACACGCATTTCTTGAAAGTTGTTATGAGAGGGTGGGGGTGCTAAGAAGACTTAAAAAAACGCACCCCCATAGGGATTAAGCAGCTTTTGTTGAGATCTTTTGTATCTCTTGCTCTATGTCTGCTAAAAAGGCTTCAACAGCTTTATTGATCTGTTCAATTTGTTGATCATCACGGTGGATGCGTTTGACTTTCATACGCAAGTGAAAAGATTCCCCCGTGAACCGCGGGTCATAGCTTACGAAATCACACCATTTGCGTCCTGTACAAGCCATTTGGAATTGCATTTGTGCATGATATTCAGGCTTAATTTCGTTATCTATACAAAAGCGCGTATGGGTTGCGGATCTAGGACATTTGACTTCGATTAAGCCGTGTTCTCCAATAAGCCCATCAGGGCTTGCACCAGCCATTTCCATTTCGGGGTGTTGAATAAAGCCGCATTTTATTATATCGGCATCATAAATGAATGCATATTCTTTGAGTGCATCTTCTTCATGTTCAACGCCCCATCTCATATCTTCAGTTTCATAATGTGGGCTTATTTCCCCTGTTAAACGTTCAGTGATGAGTTTGATTTTGTAGTCTTCATATTTGCTTGTAGGCAAGCCTTTTGCTGTTTTGCTGAGGATGTTATACACATTGGATGCGGTGACTTTGCCTAGCCTTGCTTGAAACCATTCTGCTGTTCTTTGTTCCATTTCACACCGCCGCTGTCTGTTCTTGTTTGGTTTGTGCATATTCTATATCTTGGACGTGAATATATTCGACATCTTGTATAGCAGCGTCATTTTGCTCTTGTGATGGTAAGGATTGTTGTTCTTGTTCATTCCGTCTGTTTTGCTTTTTTTCCAATCCCTCCAAAACCATTTGTGCTTGCTTATGAGACATGTCTGTTAGGTTTTTAACTTTAACAAAAGAGAGGACGTTTGCTTCTTCAGTTTGTGTTTGTTCCATTAATTGTCTGATTTGTATAAGCATGTCATGAGAAACCATTTGCTCTTGCGTGTTCTGATTTATCTCATTAATACGCGCTGCTTCATCTTCTTCATAAATGCCTGAAAAGCCGAAGGCATATCGTGCACATTGTATAGCGGCTTTATGACGCAACATACGTGCTGGATATTTTCGCCATGCGTCACTTCTTTCTTGTTTGCATTCTGCTAAATATTCAGTGACCTCTATAGGGTCTTTAATGTTTTTCAAGCGAATAGCACATTTGATTGCAATGATATTGCCATCCTTATCCAGATGGTCTTGAAAGGTCATGCCATCAAATTGAGGATTAGACTTAATGATCTTAATCCACCCGTCGATAGAGACCACAGGAATAATGCCTCCTCCTCTTTTTGGGAGAGCATAGATTTCCTTAGTTAAAGGATTGAGCCCATAAGTATGAGCAACAGAAATAAAGACAGCGAATTCTTCATCAGAAAAGTTGCAACCAATACATGTTTTGATAATGGTTTTTCGAAATTCTTCATGGGAAAATCCATATTTACTAGCCATTGTTATTAAGGGAGAATTTGTCATCTTGATTTCCTCAATTGCGTGCACTTCACCCGTTGCGTGAATCACGCTTGATTTATAATTATGATTTTGTTGAGTAAGGAGGCGTCTTTTAAAAACGCCCTGTATAGTGAGGGTAGTTTGGAATAACATCCCAAAGAGTTAAGCGGTGTTGCTCTTCATAAGTCCCGTAAATTTTATCCTGATATCTCTGCTTTTCGATTTCTTCTAAAAAAAAACCGTATGCATCACTGTCTTTAACAAAATCGTGATGGATGATGCCATCAAAACACTTTTGTTCATGATGTTTAATGTAGAACTCTGCGATATCTTCAGAGATATCTTCACAACGGTTAATTGCTGGTTCAACACGGAAGATTTGAACGGCATTATCGGTTTCATCTATAAAGTCGATAATGTCCTTTTCTTCAAAGAAAGGTCCAGATTTAGCAATGTTGTCTCTTTCATCATGGCACATGACTAAGAGAATTTCATCAGATTTTATAAAGACAGGTTTATTCACAACAGCCTCCGATATCACAATTTAAAAAGAACATTTTGAATAAAATACCTGTTGACAAGGGTATTTTTTTTTCTGGTACGGTGTCTGTATATACGCATAATGCATACTAGTCAATCAAAAAAATATACATTATGAATATTTTTTTGGATGGTATAAAAATCCTTTTATAAGGATTGATTAATGCTTTTGAAAAAGGAGTGAGGAAATGAATTATGGAATTAGATAATAAAATAATGCAGCTGGTTTCTGCTTTTAGTTATGAAAGAAAAAAAGCTTTTATTTTTTTTCTTCAGAATTCAAACGGTTTAAAAGGTGAAGAATTGCTTCTTTATCTTGATGACTTGTTGTTTGTAGCAGATCAATAATTTTTGCATCAATAGTTTGTGCAAAATCAGGAGCTGGGACAGAGGGGCCATCTCCTTCTCCAGTTAGTAACCATCCTTCACTAATTCTAAATGCTGCTGCATATTTTTTTGATGCGCGTGATATGCCACGGAGTCCTTGTTCATGTTGTATATAACTAGAATAGTTCCACCCAAAATATTTGGCTGCTGCTTTTGCGCTTCTAAAACCACGTATTAAACGCGCCTTCATTAATCTAGAGGATTGATCTGTCATTTTATCGAGCATTTTTAAATTCCTATGTGTACTCATATTGCATGAAATTGGTATGCATTTCGACTTGACATTAAAATACTCATAACGCATATTATTTTTATGAATAAGATAGATGCAAAAAAAATAAGAAAACACCTTAATCTTACGTTGGATGAAATGGCAGCGTTATTAAGTGTTAGCAAATCAACAGTATGGCGTTGGGAGAAATACGGTGTTCCTTCAAGAGGAACGGTTGCTTATCTTTTGGAATCTTTATGGAATAAACAACTTCCCTCAATGTCAAAAATTGTAAAAAGTTCCAGTACTAAAAGTGCTTGTGAACATAACAATGTTTTACAGCCATAAGGATATCATGATGGCTGTAAAAAAAGCACATAAGAATGATGATGGCAAGGCACGTTTAGAACTTATACCCCCGTCAACATTGATTGAAATCGGTCGTGTTCTTGAGTTTGGAGCCAAGAAATACGGAGCAAACAATTGGCGTAACGGCATGGATTGGAGCCGGTTACACGGTGCTGCTTTACGTCATTTATTAGCATGGTTTGACGGAGAGAGTAAGGATGTTGAGAGTGATTTATCACACTTGGCACATGCGGCTTGTTGCCTTCTTTTCTTAATGGAAAGCGAAGCAAAACAGATTGGTCATGATGACCGCCCTAACAATTAAGGAGAAAAAAATGGGTTTGAATGAAATGTTATTAGTAGTGGTGTTTTCAGTCTTGCTTTTAGGCGGGGTCGTATTTCGTTTTACGTTGCATTATCGCGACCAAGTTAAAGCCCTTAAAGAGCGCGTTACCAATCTTAAAGAAGAACTCAAAGAGATAAAGAGTGAGTTTGCACAGGAACGCAAGCAGATAATTGACGAATGTATTGCGGATACTAAAGAACGCGACGAGACGATTGAAGAACTGAATCAACAGCTTAAGCGGCGTGATGAGGCGATTAAAGAACTACAACAAAAGATCGAAGAGCATAAAAAGGCGTTCAGAGATGTCAGTGAAGTTGTGATGGTACAAGAAGCAGATATTAGATCACGTGACGAGGAGATTTCAATTATCAAACAAGATCTTAAGCAGCATGATGAGGTGATTAAAGCACGCGATAAGACCATTACAGAATTAAAACAAGATATTAAGTATAATGGTGAGGCGCTTCTTTCAAGTGACAAGGAAATTGAAAAACTGAAACAAAAAATAGATCAGTATGATGAAGCGCACACACGGAAAAATGGAATTATAAAGACACTAGAAGAAGATGTTAGATCACGTGACAAGGAAATTGAAGTACTGAAACAGCAAATTAAGCAGTGTAATGATACGATTAAACTTGCAGAGAAGATTGATCCAACTAAGAAATATAAATTCACTGGTGAAATCAAGGAATATAAACTCAATGGTGCTAAAGATGATTGTGTCCATATTTTGCATCGGATTCGTGCATTAAAAGACTTTGGGGCTGTAAAAAAAGGTGATTTAGGTGGCTGGATCGCAAAAGAGGGGAACCTTAGTCATGAAGGCGATTGTTGGGTTGGGGGCGAGGCTATGGTTTTTAACAATGCTCTGGTTTACTGCAATGCTGTAGTTTATGACAAAGCACAGGCTTATGGAAAAGCAACCATTGGTGGGAATGCCAAGGTTTATGGCAATGCGCATGTGTATGAAAAGGCGGAGATTTGGGGCTCATCACAGGTTTATGGCGATGCCCGGGTTTACGGATATGCTACCGTTACGAATGATGCACAAGTTTATGGCAAAGCACAAGTTTATGGGGAGGCATTCATTCATGGCACAGCAAAGATTTATGACAACGTCACCGTTTGTGGTGATGCACGTGTTACTACAGAAAGTATTGGCGGCGGTACTTTAGTACAAGGCAAAGAAGTGCTTGTTGATAATAAAAACCTCTCTTCTGAGAAGAAAAGTAAGTGAGGAGAGAAAGATGAGTTTAGTAGCAATTGTTACGTTTTTTACTACCAATGCGGTTATGTTCTTTTGTGTTATAGCTATGTTCTTTTTTGTTTTTCTGTACCGCAATAGAGAACAAGATCTCAAAACAGAATTGAAGGAAAAAGATAGATTAATTGTACAGTTAAATACGTCAATTGAAGAGTTGGAACAGAAAGTACAAGAAAGAAGAGTTATAGCAACCTTTGGAGGTTATGATTCATGAAACAAAAGGAATTACTAAACATTTTTATCTTCCCGCCCTAATAGGCGAGAAGATAAGAAAAACCTAATTCTCAATCTATAAAACTATCACCGTTGATGATTTAATCCTCGAAAAAAGCTGGGCCAAAAGCGAACTTCAAGTGTGGAATGTGGGTCATATGATGAAGTATGTTCTAAGATAAAGATAGGAACGGATAGCTTATCGTAATCTTTTGTTTCTACAGGGCGAATTTTTAATTCCCAACGGAACCTATGTTCGCCATTCACTGTAAATAGATCAATACCTTTTTTAAATACTTCGTTTTGGATGACAGGATTTTTTGCAATAGGATTTATTAAATCGATACATTTTGGAGATGTTTCAAGACGGTCTTTTGAAAAGCTTTGAGAGTATGGATAAGGGGCTGGATATAATGCTTCAACGAATTCGAAAGGGCTATTTTCATCTATTCGTATATAGTTCATTTTCATTGGTCGATCTGTGGGGTTTTTGATGGAAAATTCTATGAGAATGCCTTCTGGTGATAAATCTTTAGAGTTAAGATCAAAGATCTCAACTTCCATCTTTGGTCCTAAACCTTGTGCTATGTTTTCTGTCCACAAAGTTTCTAAGGAATTTCTTATCATTTCGGTAAGGTCTTTTTTCAATACACTTTGTTTTTTTAATGCTGCGAGTTCTCTTTTAATGTTAGCCAATTCATTTGCAAAATTTTCTTGCATACTTCTTTCACCCTTCTTTCCTTCATTTTGGGAAAAAAACAATTTTATAAAACACATTTTGTATGGAGCTGGGCGGTGATTAACACGATTCTTTGTTTTGATCTAGGTACGAAGATGGGCTGGGCGATATGTGGTGTGGATAGTCAGATCTTCAGTGGCACGGCGAATTTTCAAACGAGCCGTTTTGAAAGCAAGGGTAGGCGTTATTTTCGTTTTAATAAATGGCTTACAGAAATGAAGATGACAGCAGGTCAAATTGACGCGGTGTATTTTGAGGAGGTGAGGCGTCATGTTGGTACGGATGCAGCGCATGTTTACGGTGGTTTTGTAGCAACTTTAACGGCGTGGTGTGAAAACAATCAAATACCTTATGAGGGCATTCCGGTTGGTACGATAAAGAAGGCGGCAACGGGGAGGGGGAATGCGTCGAAAGAAGAGATGATACAGGCGATGCGTGCAAAAGGGCACAATCCCAAAGATGATAATGAAGCGGATGCATTAGCAATTTTACATTTAGTTAAAGGAAAGGAGGGCATTCATGTCCAATAGAAATAAGTTTGTAACAATTAATTTAGACAAGTGGCTTCTTGACCTTGCTGGTTTGCCTCCTGCTGAGGGTAACATTTACATGAGGTTGCGATTGAAAATGTTACACACCGGCAAGCCTCTTCCGGATAATTTACGGGCATTGGCAGCATTAGCTAGCTGTTCAGTTAATGAACTTGAAGATGCATTAGATCTTTTATTGGAAACTGGACATATCATCCGTCAAGATGATGGTCGTTTGTGGAATCTCGATCTTGAAAAGGAACTTAAAGATAGCAATGAAAAATTAAATAAGTCTTCAGAAAGAGCAAAGAAAGCGGCGGAGGCAAGATGGCATAAGCATAAAGAGGAGGTAAAGGATGTCAACTAAATTAGCATGGGTTCGTTGTTTCCCTTCTGATTGGATATCTGATGCTAGTGGAATGACGTCACATCAAATATCAACTTATATGATGTTGATATTACTTATGTATAAGAAGAGAGAGCCAATTCTTGAGAATGTCTCTATATTAGCACGTATTTCTGGTTGCTCAGTAAAAGCCTTTAATAAAGCGCTAGATTTTTTATTAAGTGATGAGAGGCTAATACGTTTAAAAGATGGTCGATTATGGAGTTTACAAGTTGAAGAAGAGCTTAATAACTCTAATGAGAATCTAAATAAGTTTTCAGAGAGAGCAAAGAAAGCAGCAGAAGCAAGATGGGAAAAACATAATAAAGAAAAAACAATCAGTAGCGATGATCAAGATGCTAAAAATTTTAAGCATGATGCTAAAAATGATGCTTGTGATGCTATAACAAACAATACAAACAATACAAACATATATAATAAAAAAAATAACACTATCGTGTTATCAAAAAAAGAAATCGATTTTGAAGATTTAGAAACTGAAGATCATGATCATGATGTTGAGAACTCTTCAGATCAAATCGAATTGGTAGCAGACGATCAAACATCCATTCACGAGCAAAGTAGTGAAACTTCATATGCTGGTAAAAATTTATGGCACATTGACGAGAAAGAGTTGGAGAAACTACCGTCACGTCATTATACCAATTCTGCTAAAAGCCTTGCAGATGTTATCGGTGATGTGCTCCCACCTACCATTCACAAGCAAGAGAGCGTCACTAAAAAATCTAAAAAGCGCAAGGTAAAAAAAGATTTTAAAACTTTGCCTGAGGATTTCGAACCTGATTTGCAATACGCGATCGATAAAGGCTTAACGCATGATGAGGCGTTATTAGAATTTGAAAGATTTAAATTTCATTGGAAAGCCAACCCATGCCGAAATGCAAACAATCGCGATTGGCAAAGTGCTTGGTGTGGTTGGATTATTAATCAGAATGGAACGCTAGCCAAGAAATTAGAACAGGAGAAACGATATGCAAACGAACGCTATAAGCTCTCAACAAACAACTTCACAAACAGCCTTTCAGAAAGCTTCAGTACACTCAAAACAGCAATCACCACTAGCGATTCTTACAGATCAGAATGCAGCAGAGATACAGAGGTTATCAGTTCATTTGCAAAGATTTGCAGAGAGGGTGGACCGGAGTGTGTATCCTCCAATCTCTATGCATGGAAAGCCGTTGACGATGGAGGAGGAAGCGCAAGTTTTGCAAGACTGTAATCGCTTACAAGCGCTGCTTTCGCGGAAAGTTACGGTTGAACAGATTGAAGCGGCGGCTTATTTGCTTTCCGGTCTAAAAATACCGGCAAATGTGGACCCTAATGTTATCGCTTTGAACTATAGCATAGCGCTAGCAGATGCTTCGGAACACGCCCTTAAACAGGCTGTTAAGGACGTCATATGCGGAAAAGCCAAGGGATTATCGAAAACATTTATGCCAACAGGGGCGGAGCTTGCAGACTATTGCAGAAATTTGAAGAGTGACCTTTATAGCGGAGCTTCAGTAGTGAAAATGTATTTGACATCACATAAGAGACAGTAAAGTAGTGAAGTATGCGTTTAAATCGATAAAAAAGACCGCACAAAGCGATTTAAAAACTTTTTGATACAAACAACGTATAGAATTAAAAACGCTTTGTACGATCAAATTTGAGGCAAATAGACCAATTGGTAAAATTAAGGACTAAAAGCATGGGGATTTTAAAAGATTTGTTCTTAACAAAACGTAAGCAACCAATAAAAAGGTTTGTTGCAACAGCAAGAGGGCACGCGCCATGGGGGCTTGGAGTTACTGAGTATTTTTATAACATGTACCAATATGAGGATGGTTCTAGAGAATACGAGGAATTGCAAGGTGGACAATATCACGAGATACCTGATCACGTGGATTATAGTACGAAATCACAAGTGAGGGCATGGTTGTATGGTGGTGAACCGCCATATTCCATTTTGAGTTATAAGCCATTGATTGATGAGGTGAATAAGAAAATCAAAAAACGCACAAAGCAAGATCAGTTGATTTGTGAAATTACGAACGATGGTGAGGTATGCTATTCACAGGCTTGTGATGATATGGACAGGGATCTAGAGAACGCCGTGAAAGCACTGAGACCAACAAAGGGTTAGATTTCAAATCGCACCCTTCAAAACAATAATACGTGAAATATTTTTTAAAAAGCATGTTGACATTGCTACAGCGTGATGTTAAACGAATCACAAGTGCCTAAGAAACACTTAGCTATTAGCGGATAGGTTACGATACAACCTTTCCCATGCCTTTAAAATACTGATTGTTTTTTATGCTATTATTAGCATATATTGATTACATCGGGTGTAGCTATGCCATACAATACCCTTCGCGAGGGAAAAGCATAGCGACGGACTAATAGCCGTGTTTCTTAGCACCCGATGCCCCTTATAGGGGTGTTAATAAGAAACTTACTAACTATTAGAAAGGTTTTTTCAATGAAAAATCTAGTAACAATCAACAATGCTGGTATTGCTGTCACAACTTCTTTAAAAATTGCTGAGGGGGTGGGTAATAAACATAAAACAGTTATACAGTTGGTTCGTCAAAATATTAAAGACTTTGAGGAACTTGGAAGGGTCGCATTTGAAATGCTACCCTTTGAAACCAAGGGTGGAATACAAAAAAGAGAAATCGCAATCCTTAATGAATCACAAGCAACCCTCCTTATGACATATATGCGAAATAATGAAACCGTGCGCGCTTTTAAAAAAGCACTCGTTAAAGCTTTTTATGAATTAAAAAAACAATCAATAGAGCATGATTTGTTTTATAAAGATAAGGTCATCTCTTATGAAAGTTTAAGAACATCTGAGGGTATTGGTAAAATATTAGAATTGATAATGAGACGGTTGTTACATGCAAATGAATTAGAAAAAGAACTTTATCATTACAAATTTATTACAAATGAAGCAAAGAGCCTCTTAACAAAGAGTATTGTGCAAACTGCTTAAATAACAGGCGTTGCGGGGGCGCCTTTCTCTCAATGTAACTAGATAAAAAACAAAATGAAAAAAATCGCAATAATCCCATTGACAGTAAAATACGAATAGGATATTACGAATCACACACTCAAAAACACTTTGAAAGCGGGAAAGTGTGATTCTCATTAGTAATCTTTTTTCCGCAAATTGTCAAAGAGTTTTTAATTCAGAATATGCGTCTAGCATATGATGAGGGGAATGCCGGGTGTGATTATGCCATACAAGACCCTTTCGAGGGAAAAGCATAACAATGGACGTCCCGCTTTGTCCAAAGCGCCCGGCACTCTTTTAGAGCGTTAATTGAAAACAAGTGTCAATAAGGAGGTGACGTATGTCACAAAATTTAAATTTAATAGATATCAATCAAAATGAAATTAACGGCGAATTAGTTCAAACGGTAAATGCACGTGACTTGCATGCATTTTTGGAAGTAGGAAAAGACTTTTCTACTTGGGTTAAAGATCGAATAAAAAAGTATAAGTTATTGGAAGATCAAGATTATATAATTTTCCCCAATTTTGGGGAAAATTCCCATCGTGGTCGCCCAAGCCTAGATTATTACCTCACATTAGACAGGGCAAAAGAGCTTTCTATGCTTGAAAACAATCAAAAAGGTAGAGAAGCTCGTTTGTACTTTATCGAATGTGAACGGCGTGCAAAGCAAGCAGCACCACAAATGAACCTTGCAAATGCTTTAGAGGACCCTCTCTATATTAAGAAGCTGCTTTTAGAAAGCATTACACAATTAGAGACTTTAAAAAGTGAAGTGAGTACCCTTAAACCAAAGGCAATAGCTCTTGATCACTTGCAACGTTTAGATGGTTTAGTGGGAATTACAGAAGCCGCTAAAATATTGGAAGTGGGACGTAATAACTTAACTGATTACTTGAGAAAATATAAATGGGTTTATAAAAGAGGACCAAAGAGCCCATTATTGCCTTTTCAAGATAAAATCAAAAAAGGGCTTATGGATTGTACAACAATCACTATTCAGACAAAAGATGGTTCAGAAATGTTGCTACCATCAACTAAATTTACTGCAAAAGGATTAGTTTGCTTAAGAGAAGAGCTTTATGGAAAAGCGCAATAATTTTTAAGCAATAATTTTAAAAAAGCGTATAATGATTTATGTCGGGTGTGCTTATACCATACAATACCCTTTCTAGGGAAAAGTGTAAGCAACGGACTTGTGACCGTGTTTTTAGCGCCCGGCTCCCTTATAGGGGCGTCACTCACATTTGAAATGTTGCCCTTTCAAAACAACAATATGTGAAATATTTTTAAAAAAGCATGTTGACACTAATAAACCCTTATGTTAAACGAATCACAAGTGCTGAAAACACTTAGTGTCGAGCGGGTTGATCACGATAAGATCATTTCCCTGTTTTTAAAAATACTGATTGTCTTTTATGCTATTATTAGCATATAAAGATTACGCCGGGTGTAGCTATGCTATACAAGACCTTCACTGGGAAGGCATAGCGGCGGACTTGACACCGTGTTTTCAACACCCGGCGCCCTTATAGGGGCGTCAATTGAAAACTCTAATTTTTGTCAAGAAAGGTTTTTTCAATGGAAAAAAACGAACTCAATATAACCACTGATTTTTTATGCGATCTGTGGATGGTAGTGTGTAAAGAAGCTAATAGTGAAAATATTGATATTGATACTGAAGATGAATATCACGTTTCTTTAGTAGAGCTTATGGCTGCTCTCGAAAAAGTCTTGTTTTTTAAATTACAAAACGAAATTCCAAGTTTTACAAAAATCTTAGCAATTATGACAGAGTTTGGTCAATCCGAACCAATTGAATCAATAGTTTCATTGCTAAAAGTTTATAACCCTATTTTTGATAATGTGCATAACCTTAATGAAGCAGCGTAAATAACAGCGTGATCTTAACAAAAAAAAAGCCGTGTCATTAACGACGCGGCTTTAATTTTAGAGAATAAATAGAAAAGAGAACATAAAATAAGATAGTAAACTACATTTGATTTCTACATAAAATGTGTAAAATAGGCAAGATATTTTTTATCAAATTGCATCTTAAAATGCATTGTGCTAATCTTATTCTGCAACTTAAATGTTGTATTTTAACCGCTCTCTAGGTTAAAATCATGAAACCTCTTTAAGAAAAAGCCGTGCCAATTAAGTTTGACACGGCTTTGTTTTGCAATGCAGGCTGTCCTTAAATTATACTACTAAACTGTGTATAAAGACAAGAGCTTTCTTATCGATTTGTACCTTTAAAAAGAATATGTTACATTAAAAACAGATTTGAGAAATCCAAAAGCCTTGTTATGTTTTTTACATGACAGGGCTTTTTCTATAGCGGTTATCATTAGGCAAAATAAAACCGCATCAATTATCTTGACACGGTTTTATAATGGGTATGCTATTTTAAGTTATTTCCATAAGCAGTTATATTGCACAATCTGTATAAAAATGCAAGATGTTAAATAAATAAAAAATTGGATTCACTCTGTAGATTCAGTGGGTTATAATGATTTTATTTTACATTAGTTGAAAACATTATGACTATAACAAGCGCTGTTAATTCCATTCATTTAGAAACAAACGAGCCTGCTTCTTTTCGTCAACTTCCTCACAATATTGAGGCAGAACAGGCATTAATTGGGGCAATTCTTATTAATAATGATGCTCTTGATTGCGTTGCTGATTTTTTGAAACCAAATCATTTTTTTGAACCCTTGCATCAAAAGATCTTTAATACTGTGTTGCAAGTTATTCAAAAGGGAAAAGTAGCAAATCCTATTACCATTAAATCCTTTTTTACAGATAATGAAAAAATCGGTGATATCACTGTATTTAATTACATTGTACGATTAGCAAAGGAAGCGGTGACAATCATTAATGCTAAAGATTATGGGCGGGTTATTTATGATCTTTTCATTAGACGCTCCTTAATTAACCTTGGCAATGAAGTCGTTAATACAGCCTTTGATGCTCCCATAGAGCTTACACCGTCACAACAAATTGAAACCATTGAACACCAGTTGTTTGAATTGGCAGAAAAGGGAAAATACGGGGGCGGGTTTGAAAATTTTAATGAAGCTGTCAAAAAAGCACTCAACATGGCAAGCGCTGCTAAAAAGCGTTCTTCAAGGCTTTCCGGTATAGCTACTCATATCAAGACACTTGATGATAAAATGGGAGGATTACAAGCATCTGATCTCATTATCTTGGCAGGGCGCCCTGCTATGGGAAAAACCTCACTTGCTACCAATATTGCCTTTAACATTGCCAATGCCTACAAGCGTGATGCGTCAACACAAGAAAATGAGGGTGGCATTGTTGGATTTTTCTCACTTGAAATGTCAAGCGAACAATTAGCAACCCGTATTATATCTGAACAAACTGAAGTTTCTTCTTCTGAGATTAGACGTGGGAATATTTCTGAAGAACAATTTTCTAAAATCATCCGTGCAATGAAAGGCTTACAAAAGGCACCGCTATATATCGATCAAACCGGTGGGATATCCATTGCACAATTAGCCGCCCGTGCAAGGCGTTTAAAGAGGCAACATGGTCTAGATGTCTTGATTGTTGACTATATCCAATTGATCACGAGCAATTCAAGACGCTCTTCTGAAAATCGTGTTCAAGAGATTACAGCTATTAGCATGGGTCTTAAAGCTCTGGCAAAAGAACTGAATATTCCTATCATCGCTCTTTCACAACTTTCACGACAAGTTGAAAATCGTACAGATAAACGCCCGCAACTGTCTGATTTACGTGAATCTGGTTCTATTGAGCAAGATGCTGATATCGTTCTTTTTGTTTATCGTGAGGAATATTATCTCAAAAATGAAAAACCAAAGGAAGGAAGCCCCGAATATGTAACATGGCAACAGAAATTAGATCAGGTTAAGGGGCAAGCCGAGGTTATTATAGCAAAACAACGCCATGGACCAACAGGAAGTGTTCCTCTTGCCTTTCAATCTGATTACACACGGTTTAGTGATTTGCCAACTAATGTAGAACATTAAATACGTGTTATTATCAACTGAAAACATTGGAAAAAAAGATAAATTATGTTATAATCATTTGTGTAATTTAATGGAACTTACAAGCATGTTGAATAAAGTGATTTTAATTGGCTATTTAGGAGCGAACCCCGAAAAGAAAACCATGAATAATGGTACTGAGGTGGTTAATTTTCGCATGGCAACATCCGAAAGCTATACTGATAAGAGAACTAATCAAAAGGTAAGCAAAACTGAATGGCATTCAGTAGTGGTTTTTAATCCGCATCTAGCAAAGATTGCGCTTCAATATCTTCACAAAGGCAGAAAAGTATATATTGAAGGGCAGCTTCAAACCCGCAAATGGCAAGATAAAAATGGTCAAGATCACTATACAACAGAGATTGTCTTGCCTCACTACAAAGGCGATTTGAAGCTTTTAGATGGCAAAAATGATGATAATCAAGAGCAGTCACCTTATGACAGAAGCTATCAACGCCCTCTTGATATGCCTCATCCCGTTATGAATGACAGTGTTCCTTTTTAAGGGGGGCATTAATGAATAACGCTGTTACAAGTGCAGGGCATAAATATTATCTTATAACAGAGCAACAAATAGAGGTATTAAAGCATAATGCTATACACATAACCAATTATGAAATAGCGACAGGTGTTATAATTGGGGTGCTATTATCTTTTACCATTTTGGCTTGGTTGCGTGGTGGAATATACAAAGAAATTATACAATTTTTATTGATTGGAGGTGCTGCTTTAATAATGTGGTTTCTCTGTTTGAATCAAGGAACACGGTCAATGTCAGATAAGATTTGGCAAGATATTCAACAAACATCCGAGGACATAAGTGAAAAAAAACAAAAAAAGGGGACGCCCTAAGATTATAGGGCAGTTAAGAGAGCCAAATGGTCGTATTTCCCGTGCAAAATCACCACGTGAAGCCGTTGATAAACTAGCACTTGAAACCCGTGCAAAGCGCTTTGGTTTAACGCTACAAGAGGCAAAAAACCCGCTTGCTGGCTCTTATATCGGGCGGCTTTGTTTGCAAGGCGTGCTTACACAAGATCAATACGACGCCGCGCAAAAATATCTACAAATAAGAAACGACTATCTTTGTGCAAAAGGCTTGCCAAGCGCTGTTTATGATGATGTGACTACAAATTCAGACCCCAATAGTCTTGAACAATGGGTTGAAAAAGCAACCAATCACTATCAAGCCGTGCAAGAGGTAATAAAAGAAGCGCAATGCCTTTATAGACAGTATAATCTTTATGCAGCGCTACAGTATCTTGTTATAGAAGATCAAATGCTACCGCATCTTGTGAGTTCATTGCGTATCGCTCTTAATGCGCTTCAAAAGTACCTTGATCGTTAAACGACAATCTCTATTTTGGCTCCATTATATTGTATATCGTTTCTAAGTCTCTGCAAACTCGAGGTGTTCGTTTAGTTGGTTCATGATTACCAGTTCTTATCCCAGCATTTACACTAGCCACTAGATCTATCATATGTGTTCTGGGGCTAATGCCATTTCCACTTGAAGAATTAAGAAATTTTTTCGCGTAATAAATCATTCGATCTTTAGAGTTCATGGACATATTGTACGCCCAAATAAAATCTCCTTCACTCCAATTATATTGATAGCGTAAACTACTTATTACATTGGGTAGATTTGCCCATGGCATTTCTTCATTATAATCACCCCGCAATAAATTCACAAACCGTCCACATAAAATAACAAGTATATGACGATGCTGTATAAGATCAAATTTGGGAGATGCATCCTGATGGCCACGGCTGTATATAAATTGCGTTGCTTTTTGTTGCTTTTCAAAATGTTCAAAATCTTTGTATTCTCTTGCGTATTCTTGATAAAGTTTATCATACTTCTGTATGTCATCTACACTTGTAAATATATGCATAAATCCAAATGACATTGATGTAGAGAGCATTGATATAGAAAAAAAGGCTATAAATGTTACAATGCGTGTTATAAGAAGTGATTTCATCACGTAGTCCTTTAAATTATCATAATTAACGCTGTCTAACTGATTCTCTTCGAATCTATCAATATGTGTTATTTTGGTGTTGACAATGTGTTGCAAATCGTATTTAATGACAAATGCGGCACTGGACGTATTGTATCTAAACGAGGGGAAGTGCAGTAAGGAAATCCCCGCAAATGCGGGGTTTTTTATTATCGGGAGGGAGTATTTTATGACATCAAAAAATACAGAACAAGCTCCACCAGTCAAAGAAAAATGGATACCACCGAGAGCTGGACTAGGACGTGTCAAAGGCATTCCTAATAAAATGACTCGTATTTTAAAAGAGGCAGTTCTTAAAGCAGCTGAGGCTGCTGGTAACAAAATAGGCAATGAGGGGCTTGTTTCCTATTTAGAAAAGCAAGCTATGGATTGCCCCGCTGCTTATTTGGCTCTGCTTGGCAAGGTGTTGCCTTTACAGGTTACAGGTGAGGATGGGGGAGCGATAAAGATGATAACGCGTGTAGAGATCGCGCCTTTGGTAAATGACGACCGCACAGATTAGTATTGTACCAAAGCTTATACCAATCTTTACAGGAAAGGCGGCGGTTCGTGCTGCTTGGGGAGGACGGGGGTCAGGCAAGACAAGATCATTTGCCTTGATGGCGGCTTTAAAGGGCTATCAATTCGGGATGGGGGGCATTTCAGGAACTATTCTTTGTGCACGTCAGTTCCAGAATTCTCTAGCTGAGAGTTCTTTAGAGGAGATTAAGCGCGCCATTGAAGCGCATGACTTTTTAAAGGACTATTACAAGATTGGGGAGTCATCAATAAAGTCGATTGATGGTCGTATAGCCTTTCAGTTTTCTGGTCTTGACCGCAATGTAGCGAGTATCAAGTCGATGGGGCGTATTTTGCTATGCTGGGTTGATGAGGCAGAACCTGTCACTGAAACAGCTTGGCAAACGCTTATCCCAACTTTACGTGAGGAGGGAGAAGGATGGCGAGCAGAATTATGGGTCACATGGAATCCATTGCGAGAGAATGCCCCCGTTGAGAAGCGGTTTCGCTTTTCAGACAATGAGGCAATCAAGCGTGTTGAGATCAATTGGTCAGATAACCCGAAGTTTCCAAAGATCTTGAATGAAGCACGGTTGGATGATCTTAGAAACCGACCAGAGAGCTATAAGCATATTTGGGAAGGTGGTTACTTAACCGCGGTTCAGGGTGCTTATTATCAACAAGAAATGTTGGCAGCCGAGCAGGAAGGGCGGATAGGGCGTGTTTCTCGTGATCCTTTAATGCAGATACGCGCTTTTTGGGATATTGGGGGCACGGGCGCCAAGGCAGATGCCACGGCAATATGGATAGCACAGTTTGTGGGACGCGAAATCAGGGTTCTTGATTATTACGAAGCACAGGGACAACCGTTATCGGAGCACATAGGCTGGTTGCGTCAAAATGGCTATGAGAAGGCATTGATGGTTTTGCCTCATGATGGAGCGACCAGAGACCGTGTGCACAATGTGAGTTTTGAGAGTGCACTTAAAAATGCGGGCTTTCAAACAAAAGTTATTCCCAATCAGGGAACGGGTGCAGTCAAGATACGTATAGAAACAGTTCGTCGTGTTTTGCCTTCTGTTTGGTTTAATGAAGCAACCACGGTAGCAGGGCGCAAGGCACTGAATTGGTATCACGAGAAATGGGATGAAAAGCGCAATATAGGTTTGGGGGCAGAGCATGATTGGTCCAGTCATGGAGCAGATGCCTTTGGCTTAATGTGCATTTCATACAAACCACCCCAAGAAACACAGAAACGAGCAGCTTATAGCGGCAAAACAGAATATGAGAGTAGCTCATGGATGGCAGAATGATGCAAGATGATGAGACATTAGAGCAGGAAGAAAGAAAAGCTTCTGATCTCTCCAGTGACTGTTTGTTTCGCAAGCTTGTAAGTTGGTACAAAGAAGACTTGGAGCATGTAAATAAATGGCGTGAACATGCTCGTGAGGATTTTGCTTTCTACAATGGTGATCAGTGGAATGAGAAGGATTTATCGGTTTTAAAGGAGCAACGCCGCCCTGTCATGACCTTTAATCGTATTGCCCCGCTTGTGAATGCAGTTGTAGGCTCTGAACGCAACAATAAGCGTGAGGTGCAGTTTATTCCTCGTCAAATAGGGAAAGCATTGCCAAGTGAATTGCTTACTGGGGCGGCGGAATGGTTTAGAGACATGGCGCATGCTGAATACGCGGATTCCGATGCTTTTCAGGATGCTGTCATTTGCGGAATGGGCTGGACAGATACACGTCTTGATTATGACAATGGTCCTGATGGAGAGCCGGTGATCACGCGTTTAGATCCGTTGAAAATGGTGTGGGACAGTGCAGCGGTTCAACCAAATTTAACGGATGCGCAACGCATGTGGTATGTGGACCGTAAGCCTTTAGAAGTTGCGAGAGAGATGTTTCCTGAATGCCATTGGACAGAGCTCAATGCGGATTGGGCTCGTGATGGTATGGGTTATGATGGTGTTCATCATAATGATCTTGAATATTACAGTGATGACAAGAGCGTTGATGTTGAGAATGGCAGACGCATGGTCACGCTTGTTGAATGCCGTTGGTTCGAAAGAGAAACGGCTTATAAGGCGCCTGATCTAGAAACAGGTGAATTGCGTGATTATAGCAAGGAGGAATTTGAACAGCTTCAATGTGTCATGCCGAATATACAGGCTGTTCAGTTCAATAAAAAGGTTGTGAGACGTGCTTTTCTAGGTAGAAAGCTTTTGTCAGAGCCTAATCAACCGCTCGTTCCTGCTGGTCAATTGGGTTGGGAGTGTATTACCGGTTATTTTGATAAGATCAATCGCCAGTTTTATGGCGTTGTGCGCCCGACAAAAGATCCACAACGCTGGGCGAATAAGTACTTTAGTCAAGTGATGTACATTCTCAATAGCCAATCCAAAGGGGGGCTTATTGTTGAGGAAGGAGCATTTAAGGACATCAGGCAGGCTATGCGAGATTGGACGCGATCTGATACGGCGATAGTTGCTGAAGATGGCGCTCTTGCACAAGGCAAGATACAACCAAAGCCTGTAGCACAGTTTCCACAAGGCTTTTTCCAGCTGTTTAATGAAGCAAAAGAAGCGATCAATCAGGTTACTGGTTTATCGCCTGAATTTATTGGTACAAGAGAAGTTACACAAGCAGGCATTCTTGAAGCACAGAGGCGTCAATCGAGTTTGAACCTTCTTGCTTGTTTGTTTGATGGCTTGCGTTTGTATCGCAAGCGTCAAGGGAAGATTATCCTCCATTTGATCCAGAATTATCTGTCTGATGGTCGTTTGGTGCGTATTTCTGGAGAAGAGAACGCGCAATATATCCCGTTAAGCCGCGAAGAGGTTCTGAGTGTTGATTATGACATTGTCGTTGATGATGCTCCAACTAGCCCGAACGAAAAAGAGCGTACCTTTGGTATTATCACACAGCTGTTACCGTTGCTTCAAAACGCGATTACACCGGATATCATGCTTGATTTGTTGCGTTATTCGCCTTTGCCGGCGTCATTACTCAATCGTGTGAGTGAGAAGTTCCAACAGCAACAACAGATGGCACAACAACAGCAGCAAATGAATCCCGAACAGGAAATGAAGTTGCAAGAAAAGCAGCAGGACATTGCAGCAAAAGCACAGATGCAACAGATGGATTTACAAGGCAAGCAGATTGATCTGTACATGCGGCAGGAAAAAGCGAAATTAGAAGCGAAACTCATGCAAGAGAAGCATGAATTGGAGCGTCAACGCATTCTGAATGAACAAATGCACAATCAGATTATGCGTTCGAGAGCAGATACATATAGAGCACGAAGCATTTAGAAAGGTGAAAGAATGAATGCACAAATGAGTGAAGAGATGGAAGGTATAAATGAAGAGTACACAGCAGAACAGCAGGTATTTGATGATGATGGGCATTTTGATGGCGGCAGTGATAGTAAAACCGTTACCAGTGATGATGTAAGTTCGCAAGAGCCGGTCTCACAGTCTGTTCATGAAGCTTCGGACATATCTACGGTAGAAGAGCAGCGTGCAGAAGAGCAAGTTCGTCAAGCGCGTGAAGCTCTTATGAAGTTTTATGACCCGCAATCTCAGGGATCTTCTGTTGACGGTGAAAATACGCCCCCTGATATGAGTCAAGACATCGTTGGCTATATGGCTTGGATGGGAAAGAAGCTTCAAGAGCAAGATGCATTTATTAAATCGCAACAAGAAGTGCAAAGGCAGACTTTTGAACAGCAACAGTACGATGCACATTTGAACCATTTTTTAGAAAATTCTGTTACAGCGGTTAAAAAGAAGTACAGTGATTTTGATGCGGCGGCGGATTATCTTTATGAGACCCGTGCTAAGCAGTTAGCGGCTTGGTCAACGGTTTATCCGGAGTATGCGCAAAAGAGCACGATAGATGCAATTATAGGCAATGAATTGCGTACGATTGTAGCTACATGTGCACAAAAGGGCGTTAATCCGGCAGACGAGCTTTATGGGATAGCAAAAAACCTTGGTTATCAGAACAAAGCGGTACAAGCCAATAATAAGGTTGCGGCGCTTCAAAGCAGGCAGAATTCAGCGAAAACTTTAACGGCATCTGGAGGAGGGGGCAGTGTTGGACCAATGACCAAACAAACTCTTTCTGATATGTCAGAGAAGGAATTTGATGCGTGGATATCCAATCCGAAAAATGAAGCCCGTTTTTATGAAATTATGGGTGCAGACCCCGATTAAGCAACAAGTTTTACAGCATAATCCGCCTTTGATGCGGGTTTTCATCCGGCTTTTAAGCCGGTTTTTTTTTACAGCAAAGAAAGGTGAAATAAATGGCAACAACACATATAGGGACTCATGATCCGCAATCGGTGAAACTTTGGTCACAAAAATTAAGCAATGAAGTTTTGAAAGCAACGAAAATTGCTCCACTTATTGGCAAAAGTTCGAACAGTATCATCCAGCTTTATAACGAAACCCATAAAAGTGCAGGGGATAGCGTTACGTTTAGTTTGTTGGTGAATCTGTTTGGGGATGGTGTCACTCAAGGTGAAACTTTAGAGGGGAATGAAGAAGCCCTCCAATTTATGAATGATAGGTTGGTTATTAACGAGCTTTTACATGCAGCGCGTGTAGCGAATGATGACTCGATTGATCAACAGAGAATTCTCCCCAATTTACGGAAAAAAGCCAAAGAAGGTTTAGTTCGTTGGTATGCAAATCGTTTAAGCATCATGTTTTTTCTTCAGGTATGTGGTTATACAGCCCGTACTATCAATGTTGATGGTCGAGAAGTGTATATTAAACCGGTTCATTACGGCTTTAATGAAATCATGGCACCAAGCAGTGAACGTATTATCCGTCCCGATGGTAAAACCAAGGATGAAGACCTCAATGATAAAGCCAAACATAGCTTTAGTCTTAAATTGATTGATGAAGCGGTTAAACAAGCAAAACTAGCCAATCCGCAAATTTCTCCAGTCCATGTCAATGGTGATGATGTTTATGTTTTGTATTTGCATCCAACACAAGTCATGCAATTGCGAACCAATACAGCAGTTGGTGAGTGGTTAGATATTCAAAAATCCGTTTACGCAACCTCCCGTGCGAAGAACCCAATCTTTGATGGTTCTCTAGGCATGTATAATGGCGTTATTTTACGTGAAGCTATCCATGTCACTCATGGTGTAAAATCGACAGATAATACAGCTGTTAAAAGTGTCCGTCGTGCAGTGTTCTTAGGAGCTCAGAGTGCGATTATAGGTTTTGGCAAAAATCACAGTGCAACGCATTACACGCTTAAAGAAGAATATTTTGATTATGAACGTGAATTTGGTGTTGCAGCCAAGACCTTGATAGGAATGAAGAAAACACGTTTCCAAATGCCAAATAGTGCACAAACAGCACAAGATTTTGGAACAATTGTTATCCCCACTTACAGTGGTGAAGCAGCCTAATCATAGGAGGGAATAAAGACATGGCAGATCAATTACCACCTCCATTACAGGGCAGAAATCTTCATACCCAACAGGTGAGTTTCTTACGCTTGAATATTTCGCATAAAGATAATCATCTCACGGAGAAAATAGGGATATTACCCCGTGGTGCTTTGATCACTTCGTATTCGGCATAATATCAAAAAACACAATAAAGTCAATGAGTTATATGCATTTATTTTATTTGAATCCACTTAAGAATCCACACTTTTATGCACGATTCAATTGACCATTTTTTACAAACAATAGCCATCTATAAACAGAGCATAAAAAGCAAATCATGATGCGAATATTATAACGCATGTGAGCATTCAAATGAAATGCAAAGCTGTTATCATTTATAACATCTCATAAATTTTATGATACGTTTTTATCATAATAAATCGCATTGTTTAAAACGCAATCGTTTGAAATTATCGATAACATAATTGTATAGGTTTAAAGACATATCGATTTGATCACGCTTACTAAAAATTTAGAAAACGAGAGTAGCTACTTTGAATTGAGTGATTGGGGAAACCCCAAAATTGGGGGGCACCTCTTTAAGATAAGTAAGCGGAACTTAAGAATAACATCATTGCCTATGAGAGCCATCTTTAGATAAGCGTTTAATCATTTAAAATAAATAAAGCAATGATATTAAGAGTTAAAAGTTAATTTCTAAAACAACGTTTAAAGTATTTGGATAGAGAACCTTATCATTTATTCATAATGTTAAAGATCCATCCATACCTTAGTGTTTTTAGATTTATAGCTTAATTGCTGTATCTTCAATATTTATATATATTACCACAAATTATAGCATCGCCATAAATTTTAGTTTCTTTATACACCTTGGCTCTGCCATAAACTTCAGCATCACCATAAACTTTAGCTTTATCAAAGACCTGAGCTTTACCATAAACTTTAGCATTGCCATAAACTTCAGCTTTGCCATAAACTTTAGCTTTATCAAAGAGCTGAGCATCACCATAAACACAGGCATTTTCATAAACTTTAGCTTTATCAGAGAGCTTGGTATCTCCAAAAACACTGGCATTGTCATAAATATGGACAGAATCATAAATCTTAGCATCGCCATCAACATATGCATTGCCATAGATATGGGGAGAATCAAAAATTTTGACATTACCAAAAACTCTAGCAGTATCAAACACTTTGGCATTACCATAAATGCTGACGGTATCCCCGTTCCCTTTTCCAAACACCTTAGCTTTACCATAAACTTTAGCATTGTCAGAAACTTTAGACACGCCATAAACTTTAGCTTCTTCATACACCTTGGCATTTCCATAAACTTTAGCCTTGCCAGAAACTTCAGCTTTACCAAAGACTTTAGCCTTGCCAGAAACTTCAGCTTCATCAAAGATTTTGGCATCCTCGTAAACTTTGGCATTCCCAAAAACAATGGCATTAACGGATATCCAACAATCACCATCATGAGATAGATTTTTCTCTTTTTCTATCCACCCCCCCAAATCACCTGCTTTAACATCACCGAAGTCCTTAATAGCTTGAATACGATAAACCACGTGTGTTCCAATTGCTCTTATATCATCTGTAAACTTATATTTCTTTTGTATGGTTGTGAACCAAGACATTGGGGAAATCTCCTTAGTGAAATTTTATAGAAAAGATGTCCCCCATGCTGGATCAATTTTAATCTGATTCTGATCTTTTTTAATAGTTATTATTTGGAACAAAATGTTTTTTTGAGAAAGAATCCCCCCGCGTTTGTTGATTATTCCTTTGTTTCAATTTTCTCAATAATTTCCATAAGAATATCACTTTTAGAAACCTCTTTATTTGGGGGAACCTCTCTTATCTTACTTTGTCGATTGAGTTTTGCACGCCCACAAACACGCCCCCAGATCTTGACAGTATGAGCAACCTGAGCTTTTTCATAAACAGAACCATAAATTTCAGCACAGCCACTCACTTTTGCATAGTCATAAACCTTGCCATGGATTTGTGCACGGTTGTTAATAACAGCATGACCATAAACCCTTGCAGTGCTAAAAAGACAGGCAGAACCTGAAACCTTGGCATTGCCATAGACCCTTGCATATTCAAAAAGATAACTATTATGGGAAAGATGCGCATTGCCATAAACATGGGCTTCAATCGAAACGCGACTATTGCCATAGACACGAGCCTTGCCATAAACATAACCCGATACAAAGGCATTGTTATAAACAAATGCATTGTCATATATTTGTGCATATTGAGAAATGAATGCCTGATCACAAATTTGCGCATTACCATAGACTTGACCACACACTTGAGACTGATGACGTATTTTTGCATTTTCAAAAACACGAGCATATCCATAAACCCATGCATCATCATAAACCCAGCAATCACCATCATGAGAGAGGTTGCTTTCATATTCAATAAAGCCCCCTAGGTCACCAGCCTTGACATCATCAAAATTTCTTAAAGCACGAATGCGATAAAGCTTGGTAATTTTTTGAGTAATTTTATCTTTCAATTGTTTCATTTCATTTGTTAATTGGTATTTTTTAGACATAACAAACGCCTCACAATTTCGATTGTGTTAAAATTTGAATGAAAAATTTGAGAGAAAGGGGCGCCCCACAGCACCCTAGATGTTTAAAAGGGCTTTATTACGCAGCCAGAGAATTCTTAATTCATTATGAGAAAGCTGCTCGATATAAGCTCTTGTTTCAATATCATCACTTGTCTTTTCTAAAATCATAACAATGCCATGATTGGCATTTTCACAAACATGGAGATGATTTATCACACGGGCATGATCATAAATTCTTGCATTACCATAGACATGAGCATGATCAAAAATGATAGCCTTTCCAAAAACGCATGCCTTTCCATAAACAGAACCAGCGATAACAGAGTTATTATAGACCCTAGCATCTTGAGAAACATGCCCCGGATTTAAAACCAGAGCATCCCCATAAACCCAGCAGTTGCCATCATGAGAGAGATTGCTTTCCTTTTCGATAAAGCCGCCAAGGTCACCAACCTTGACATCATCAAAATTTTTTAAAGCACGAATGCGGTGTAAAGTAATCCCATCACAAATGCAGCTTTCATTTGTTAGTTCATATTTTTTTGTTATAGGTAAATCAACACAAGCATTGTCATAAGGTTCAGATGCACAGGAGAGCTTTGTATTGCCTTCAACACGTGTATACCAATTCACAAAGGCATTACCATAAACTTTTGCCTTATCTCTTATAACAGCCTTATCACATACAAAAGCGTTATCAAAAACACGGGCATATTTGTAAACAAAAGCATATCCACAAACCAAGGCATTATCAGAAATTTTTGCATTGTCATAAATACTTGCGAAATCAAAAACCTTTGCATTGTCACAAACCGTTGCATTATCGAAAACACTAGCATAATTGAAAATTTGCGCATTATCAGACACAAGGGCATTATCATACACATATGCCTCGTTACCAACCCAGCAATTACCATCATGAGAGAGGTTTTCTTCCTTTTCAATAAAGCCACCTAATTCACCAGCCTTAACATCACCAAAGTCTTTTAATGCTTTAATTCGATAAAGGGTATGATCATTAGATACACGCGTTTCATTTGTGAGTTCATATTTTTTGGATACAGTTATAGTGGTCATAGGTTTTATTCCTAATCTATAATTAATAAAATTTGAATGAAATGTTCTTTAAAAAGGGGGCGCCCCTGCCGCGCCCGCGGTGTTATTTACGCAGCTTGATTTGCATCTTCAGAATTGCAATCATATTCGTAATCATCATCATAACCATAATCATCATAATATTCGTGACGATAGTAATCATCTTCACTACCAAATTCAGGATATGCCTCGTCCCAAATATGATCATCAGAAGTTAAAGAGGCGGCGCTATGGATATAAGAATTCCCTGAGACAAGAGCACCACAAATCACGGCATCATCATAAACTTGAGAATGATCACAAATATGAGCAGCGCCGCTTATTTTTGCATTGCCTCCAATTTGAGCATCATCACAAATCACGGCATCATCAGAAATATGAGCATAATTAGTTACAGAGGCGTTATCATAAATTTTTGCATTGCCTTCAATTACAACAGCGTTTTGCACATGGGCATTGTCATAAATTTGTGCATTGCCTTTTATTGTACGACCTTCGAAAATAGCATTGCCATAAATTTTTGCATTACCATAAACATCAACAAAATAACCTTTTACTTTTGCATTACCAAAGACACGAGCATTTTGGAAAACACGAGCATGATCATAAACCCAGCAATCTCCTTTGTGAGATAGGTTGCTTTGCTTTTCGATATACCCCCCTAGATCACCTTTTTTGACATCACCAAAGTCTTTTAAAGCACGTATACGGTACAATAAGTGACCATCTACGCATTGCATATCATATGTGAACTCATATTTTTTGGATGATGTTTTCTTATTAACAGTAGCAACCATGCTAGTGTCTCCTTGATGTTTAATGTTTTCAATTGATACCCTTATAAAAATAAGAGCGCCGGGTGTTTGAAAACACGGCAT